TTCTTAGTTTTACCTTCGTAATAATCACTTAACACTTTCAATCTAGGTCGTTGGTAATCCATGTGATGTTCAATGTATTTACTTACTTCATTAACGTTTTGTAATAAATCGGATTCCGTCCCGTCATATGTGTAAACAACATTGGCTTCATCATTAAATAAGTAATTTATGTTTCCCCGTAGATCTGTATCTGTTTCAAATTCGTTTACTTTTAACATTTGTTCCCTCCTATAATCCTAGAGATTTTATTGTGTCAACTTTCGAACTGACATTTGTGCGTTTTCTAACCGGTCTGTAGAATCGTTCCACTGAATAACGCAACGAATCGATACAATGATTGTATGTATCTACTGGTTCATTGGTATATTCACCTGTATCTTTGTCCTTTTGCCATGTGTAGTTGTCAAACTCTTCAATAGTCTTGAAACAACGTTCATCAACAATGATTTCAAATTGCATTAAGAATTGTAACCCTTGTACAACCGAGCCCTTCCCTTTTTTGGTTGGTAAAATCCTTTTAAGCCCTAGATTCCTTAATTCAGCTATACTTTTTTGTTCTGCACTATCTGCTGTAATTTCTTCTTTAGCATAACCAAGTTGCTTTATGACATTAGCTATTTCATCATTCAGCATACCTTGTTTAACATACTCTTCAATGATGTATAACTTCTTTTTCTTTACATCTATTTTAGAATGTATAAAAGCACTAGGATCATTAACGTAGCCAAAGTCCAATCCAAAATAAGAAGGTAAATGTCTTAACTCATCTTTATTTATTAAACGTTTTTCATACTTAGGGAAAACCAATTTGTCTAGTGTAGCAAATTCACCTAACGCATAAATTTTGTAATATGCTGGATTACGATTTGCTAACAACTCTAAGTTTTGTCGTGTCATTTCATCAAGAAACTTATTATCTCGATAACTAGATTGTCTAATCATGACATTTTCCATTGGTTCACCATGTTCAAAGAAATACTTATAAACCCAATTCAGTTTAGATACTGGGTTAAACATCAAAAATATTTGCTTATTCACGTGTTTACGCTCCCTCAAACGCAACGTTAATTGCGTGTAATCATTTAGTGTGAATTCAGACGCTTCTTCCATGACTATGTCTGATATGCCTTTTATCGACTTTATTTTCTCTGGGTTATCTAATCCTTTAAACAAAAAAACTGCGCCGTTTGGCAATTCAACTTTGTTATCAGTCTTATTCCAAAGGCACATGTCCCAAATACCGAAGTTTATCAAACAATCTTTGACATCTTCGAATAAACTATCTTTAATTGTTGATTGGACTTTTCTAAGCCATAGTATACGCCTAGGATATTTCCAGTCTTGCAATGCTTTAAGTACAACTTTTTGTATAACGCCGTGAGACTTACCGCTCGAACCTCCACCGTAATGTACTTCAGTGAAGTTATCGTAATTGGTTAGTATTTCGAATATGTTTCTATTGAAAACATTAGATGGTTTGTTAAAGTTTAATTTAACTTTCGTCATCGTACTCACCAATATTAATCTCAATATTCTTCTGAGTAATTTCTTTTTTATCGATATACGCACCATGTACTTTTAGTATGTGGTCAATAGATCTCTGACGCTCTTCAAAAGTTGGTGTGATTGTGTAAGTAACCTCTTTTTCCACTTCACCGTTTAAATGGTCATATTTCTTACTGTAAGCCTCTTGAGGTTCTCCTCTAGCAATAGAAGCAGATAACGCTAAAGCTTCTGTAATACTCATTAAACGCTCTTCTTGTATCTGTTCTAATCGTTCTTTAATATATTCCGAAACATTAACATTTCTTAACAATCGACTTGCTAAAGACTCTGCTGTTTTCTTACTATAACCTGCTGAAATTGCTGCTTTTTTACCATTACATCCATTCATTATATATTCATCTGCGAATCTCTTTTGTTTTTCGTTCATTTCATTTACCACCAACTCTCGCGCTATACGCTTTTTAAAATTAAAAAAGGGATTGGCTATAATCAGCCAACCCACATAGATCCTTTATTCCTAATTGCGATAAGGGAAACGCAGTAAGATAGTCAATATCTTACGCTATCATATTAACACCGAAAGTGACGTTATTTTTCCAGACTTTTTCCAAACTTAATGTATTATACCTAATTCATCAGCTAACCTAACTAATATATCTTTCCTCATATCATAAGCGGTAGATTTACTTACATTTATTTCTTGAGCTACACCAGTTAAATTTAATGTTCTAGGCTTTTTAAAATAATAAAGTTCCATAAGTTTTTGAGTTTCTGTAGTGCTATGATTATATACAACCTCTATAGCCGATTTCATTCTGGCCAATTGCGATAATCTTCTATCATTAACAACTCTAATAGCTTTTATTTCAGTTACACTTACATTGCTTTGCACCCTATCTCCACCGATATTAGTATCTTGTTGACTCCACGGGTTTAAAACTTCATCTCTTACACGCGCTATATCTTTATCGAAGTAATTGTAATTGCTTAATTCACTTTCTAAATATCTTTGCGTTGATTTTCTCAAACTCATTTGTTTAACCCCCGTTAACCTTCAAAATGTCTCAATCTACTTCTTAATATCTCTATCTCCCGCTCTTTAACTTTCACATCGCCTTTTAACTGTTCAGCTTGCAACATCACACCAAACAATAAGATGACTAGTAATATAATTACTATGACTAACCACATCATCTACTCTGTCACCTCCGCCCTCATCAAATCAGACTGATCGCTCAACTTTGCGAAGTCACTCGGCGCTTCTACATCATCATTAGCCGTCATCATAATATATACTTGCTCAGTTACATACTTACCTAGCTCATACATTGCTAGTAAGAATAATAGTCTCAAAATTTCTTTAACCACCACTAAACACCCCATGTTAATTTATCGATAATTTGTATAGCTTGTTTTAATGCGTCTCTTTTTTCTTCGATATCTCTATTATCGCCATCTTCATCAGCTGACATTAACTCACTGTCATATTCATATAATAGTTCTGATATTTCATTACTAGCTACTACTAATAAGTTTTCATCTACATCAATCGTTACCGTTTTCTTTGGCATCTCCATCTCTCCTTATCTTAACTTGTGCCTCGTATTTGCGCTCAGCTTCTTCTTTACTCTCTGCCTCAACAACTGTAAACGTCTGATTATCTCTAGCAGTAGTAAAATGTTCATGTGGTTGTCCTGTTGAATCTTTGAATGTTGTGACTAAGTATTGTGTCATTCCTCATAGCTCCCTTGAACTTGTTTGAGCTTACTCATAAAAAACATTACTAAAAATGCTATTAAGATATGCGTCTTTTGATGTTTATAAGCAATTGTAGATATCATAAAGATAGTAGCAAGCATTAACATTTCATATATGTTTGTGTGTATAGTCTTTTTACTCTTAAGAAAAATAATTGCTATGCGATAAAAGAGATAAACGCCAAACCCTATTAAAAATATTTCTAACATGTCGCTCACTTCCCCAAAACCTCCTTGACTCGATCCAAGATGTCTTTACACGTATCCTTTTCCTGCGTCTGCTGTTCCATCTTGTCTTTCGTGGTTCCTTTTCATTTTCTTTTTGTATGCGTCAATGAGTTGGTCGATTGTATAGTAAGTATTGGCGTACAAAAAAGGCATTATTAAAACTTGTACAATACTATTATCAATACCTTTTACAAATTGTTCTGTTAGTGTATGCATTACATGAACAAAATAAACTGAATGTAGTTTAGGTAAAGTAACTTCATTTTCAATCAAATCAACCATAACCTCAGTAGTTTCTTCCAAATCTTCTTCATCAACAATAGTCAAAGTTAATTGCAAACTGAAAGCTAAGTAATCAGCAATCTCATCTAATTGTGTATCTAATGGCTTACCTGGTTGTTTTTTCCAATTTTTAAAAAACTCAAGTGTGTTAACCCACTCCGCAAATTCAATAATCATACTAGCTACTGTGTCATTTAAATTTCTAGTCGGTATTCTATCGTCGAACTTCTTTTGTATTTGTAATAACTCTTGTAACTGATCAATTGTTAATGTGTTAGTCATTTTCCTTGTTCCTCCTCATATTTATAGATAACTTGACCTGCCATAATTCCTACTGCTTCATCAAGTTCAATACCTTCTTTAACTGAATGTTGAATAGCATTTGTCATTCCATCAAGTATTTCATCAAATGCTCGCGCTTTCTTATACACGTCCTCAATCTCTTTTAGCAATCCCTCTGTGTCATTGCCGTTATACGCACTAGCACTTATAACGGATTGTTCAATTTGTTCACGATTATTCATCATTTCCATCTCCTCTAAAATAAAGTTAGTTGCTTCTGTTCCTCGTATTCCAAACCATGTTGCTTTATATATATTTCGAGCTCTTCAGCAGTATCAAATGTCTTTTTAACGCTTTGCCAACCTGGCACGATATGCCCGTGAAAGTAATAAGTGCCATTCACTACATGGATATGTGCCACTCGTTCGTTATCCTGATACAGATATCTCTTAGATCCGAAAAATTGGTTTAAGTATTCTTTGCGCGCGTTATATGTCATAGTCATTGCTCCCACAAGTCAAAAGCTCTTTGGACATAAAACTTCGCCTTTGCTAAATCCTCGTGTCCGTTTTTCAACGGTGCTCTAGATAGATATTTGATTGCATTACCTATTGCAAATGCTAATTGTGGTGGATACTGCGCCGTAACCTGTTCGATAAAATCTATAATTTCAATGTCGCCGTATGTGTAGTGCGCTGGTTGCTTAACATTGTCTTGTATTTCATTCATATCTACTTTTCTGTTACTGATTACACTCATTATGCTTCACTCCATTTCTTGAACATTTGGTTATAAGTATTATCAAACCAGTACGGATCACGTGAATGTTTCTGAGGTACATTAAACAAGTGTGGCTTCTTTCTTCTTAGCTCAGCCTCTCTCTTTCGCTTTCTTTCCAATTTGCGTTCGAGTCTAGCTTGTTCCAGTCTTTCTATTGTTTTCTTTTCTCTGTACTCGCTTAAACGCGTACCTTCTGGTGCGTCCATTGCTTCATGTAGTTCCCAACCGTCTTTTACTCTCTTAGAAACCATTCCAGCGGTTATACCGTGACTTTCTATTAATTCCATTTCAAATTTACTGAACCTATAAGGTTTATCATTTATTGTTACAATCCTTGCTTTTCTCGCCATTTTATCCACCTCTTATATTTCTTCTATTCGTATGATTATTTTGGGCTCAATTCCATAACGCTTTGAGCTAGTTATTTCTGTAATTTGGTTATCGTCTTTCCATACATGGCCATTACAAGCATCTAATACCGTTTTAATTAAGTTGTCGATATCCGGCTTAGTCACTTTATACTGCCCAACCATTTCGCTTTTCTTTTTCTTCGACCATGATTTAAGCAATGGAAAGTAAAAGTCTAATTCGATTTTTAGTGCGCGCTCTAGATTTAACTTAGGCATTTGCCCTTGTATATACGCTTTATGCTTTGTGTAAGACGTTGGCATGTAAGTTTGAACAAATCTACCTGTATTACGAAAGCGTGGACGAGGCGACCCCATCGGCGCATTAAACACTTCATTAAATTTAATTTCTATCTCCATGTAATCCCTCATATATATTCAAATAAGCTTGTTTGGTGTCCTAACTCCATTTGTTCATTATCAATAAGTGTATTTAATTCATAATCGTCTAAATACCAACGACGACCATTAAATTTTGTTTCTTTTATTCCAACAACTAAATGCCGACCATCTTTAAAATGTGGTGTAACTGAAAACATTTTGTTGCCGTCATGATCAAATAGATAGTATTTATCAAATGCATCCATTTTCAATCACTCCCATTTGCTATTTAGACGCTTAATAAAAGCTTCTCTGTCTTTCTCAAGGTTTTCATCTACTTCCGGCGTTTTCGTTTCTCTCGTGCTGTCTGTGAGCCATTTGGGTGTTTTTTCTTTTGATTGTTTAACGAAAGGTTTATAATTTTGTTTTTTGCTTTCAAGTTGTTGCTTTTCAAATGCACGTACTTGTTCAATAGATTTCAAGTTTGCATTAAGCCATGTATTCAAAATGCTTTTAGCATATCCCCAAGTAACTTTGTTTCTGTCTTTAGCGATTTTAAGTGATGCGGTAACTATTTCATCTGAATCATTTTCAAATGAATCAAGATAATAATTTAAATCGTCTAAATTGTAAGAAGTTATGAAACCGAATCCGTTATCTTGGAAGAAGTCGAAGGCGGTTGTCTTCTTCTTCTCATTATTCACATTCTTTTCATTATTATCTTTATTATCATTATTGTTTGTGTTGGTTTGATGTTGTTTTGATGTTGGGTTGATGTTTGACTGATGTTGTTTTGATGTTGGTTTGATGTCGTTTTGATGTTGGTTCCTGCCCTGCTCACTTTGATAAAAGTCATAATTGACAATGGTTATAAGGGTATATTTTGATGTTGTTTTGACTTCTAACATTCCATCACTCTCGAGTAAGTCAAGGAAGGTTTTCACTTTAAATCGTGACCAGTTAAAAAGGTCAGACAAGGTCAAAATCGATGTTAATCTTTGTCCTCTTTCTACGGTTACAATTTGGTTTCCAATAGGCACTTTTGCCTTTGAATGATTCGCTTCCATGAGTAAATATATCCATGCTTCAAACTTTGAAAATGTTCTCTTTTCTTTAAATAGCCAATGATTTTGAATTGAGCGATCAATACTTATCCAACCAGTCATATACACACCTCACTTTCAAACCGGTTAAATTAGAATGGTAAATCATTGTCATCTATTTCAATCGGACCATTTGCATTCGCAAACGGATTATCTTTTACTGGTTTGTTATTTGAATATTGCGATTGTCCACGTGTTTGTTGTACTTGTTGTTGATATAAATCTTGTTGAGTGTCATTTGAGTTTTTCGGTTCTAAAAATTGAATACTATCAGCAATAACTTCCGTAACGTATACACGTTGACCTTCCTTATTTTCATAGTTCCGCGTTTGTAACCTACCATCTACGCCCGCCAACGATCCTTTAGATAGGTATTTATTAACGTTCTCTGCTTGTTTTTTAAATACGATGATATTAATAAAGTCTGCCTCGCGCTCTCCTTGTGCATTCGTAAATGTGCGGTTAACTGCTAATGTGAATGATGCTACATTTACACCACTTTGAGTGGTTCTTAATTCTGGGTCTCTAGTTAAACGACCAACTAATATTGTTCTGTTTAGCATTTATAAACCTCCAACATAAACGGGCGCGCCCGTCACTTTTTGTATTTCACTTTTAATGTATTTTGCATTTGAATTTTGACTACTTAAATGAATTAAATGTATTTCTTCGAGTCTAGTTAAATCATTTGCTTTCAACATTCCGATAGCATGTTCTAAGCTAAAATGAGACTCCATAATTCTGTTTGCTAATGCGCTGTGTACACTGCCGTTTTTTATGTTTTCTTGCATTTGTTCATAGATATAATTAACTTCTAACATCATGTGCGTAATGCCGTTAAATTTGTATTTCAGATACTTCGTATCAGTAACATACAGGACCTTATAACCTAATGTGCTTTGTAATAAGAAAGCCACAGGCTCGTTAGCATCATGTTCAATGTCAAATGGTAAAATTGACCACGTACCAATTCGTAGCTCTTGCTTTGCCTTAATCGTGCATAAGCGATGACTTTCAAAATCCATAGCTCGTTGTGTTCCAGCAGTCATATAGCTGATTACACCATTGTCGACAAACTGCTTTGTGTACTTTGCATGATCACCATGTTCGTGTGTGATAAGACACCCTGCTATATGTCTTGTTTTATATTTGAAATGCTTTTGAACACGTTCAAATTTTATTCCTGCCTCAAGCAGTAACGTAGTACGTCCATCATTTAAGACGTAGCAGTTACCACTTGAACCAGTTGCTATTGTTTCAATTAAAATGGCTCTTCTTCGCTTTCTTTTTCTGTTGCAGGTTCTTTTATTTCTTCAAAGTCAGATACATCAATAGGCTTATCATTTTCTAATTCTGTGTATTGTGCTTCTTCGAGAACTGGTTGTTCAAAGTCCAATTGTTCTTGATTTGCATTTTCTTCAACTTCTGCGTCCAACACTTCTTTGCGTTGACGTTGTTCGGATTCTTGTGCGTATTTGAAAAGATTGCTATCTGTTGATGTGTTGATATAACGTTTAGCAGCTCTATTGATAACTGTTTTTTTAGCCATTTCTTCTTTGAAATTATTATGTGTTTTAGAATTTTGTAATGCTTTTTCATCTTTAATCATTGATGACTGCATCCATGCTTGTTTAATTTGTTCAATAGTCATGACTTCAATATAGTTATCTCGTCCATCATTAAATACGATTGTGCAGTACGCACCGATAATGTTTTCTTTGTCGATGTTAAAGAAGTCTTGTTCGTGTTTAATCGCTTTGATACGTCCTGTTTCTCCCATTTCTTGCTTGAATGTATCGCCTTTATAAATCACTTGAGCAACAACATCTTGAGCACCTGCATCACGTTTTAACATCATTACATTACCGTGATAGCTACGTTGTAACTGCATTTTGTTGCCGTAAGGAATAAAGTAGCATTGATTTTTAGCTGGATTTAAACCTTGCGTTACCATGTCTAATAAGGCATTTGCTTTGCTTGTATCGTTACAACTCATTAATTTGTTATCTTGGCTGATTTGTAACCATGCTTGTTTCATGGCATTACTTGGTGAATAATCATTTGGCAATTCCAAATTGCCTTGTGACTCTAAAACTCTCACTTTGTTTAATACGTTGTCAGATACGTTCTTTTCTTGTACTAATTGTTGTTCAATAGTTTGTAATTTATTATTTTCAGTCATTTTATATAGTCTCCATTCTTAATTTTTTATCTTGTTCATTTACTATCAATTGAATTTGTTGTGATTCTGTTTTGATAAGCTCTGTTACTGATTCAGCATTATCAATAAATATTGGCGCTGTAACTTTAAAATGTTTTGATAGTGTGTTGATGATATCTAAGCCAACATTAATTCTTGAGGCGTTATTTAAACCGCTGTCATACTCGACACCATTAACCGTTGTTGAACATGTTTCTTCTAATTCGCCGTTAACTAAGGTATTGAATAGCTTAAATTCAGCAATATCAAATTCGTTATTGATGTTTTCAGTAAGCATTTTGACTTTTGTTGTTGTAAATTCTTTTAAGATATAAAGGTCATGTGAATACTTTTCTTTTTCATCCAATAATCTGTCTTCTTCATTTCTTAATTCAGAAATAACATCATCTAGATGTTTATTTGATTTTTCGATTGATATTGATACTTCAATTTCTGATTTTTCTTGAGTAAGTTCGCTTATTTTGTCATCTATTCCTGAAACTTTATCTTGAATAGTTTTCCTGATGTTAGAGCGTTTTTGATTAATCTCATTTATCTCTAACATTACTGCTTTGTATTCGTCAGTTTGCGTAACGTCAACGTGAGTTGTTTTCAACTTATTAATTTTGTTTTGTATTCTTGCTGAACGCTCTTCTGCTTCGTTGATTTTAATTTGTAAATTATTGTTGTCATCCTCTAATTTCTCGATAATTGGCTTTATTTTCTTGCCCTCTGAAATAATGTGATTGATAGATGTTTGTATTGTTTCTAATTCTTTCGATTTGTTTGCATTGAATTTCTGCAATGCTTTTTCTCTTACCTCACTCACTTGTTCAGCTGGTAACTGTTGACCACAACAACTACATACATTGTCATCAAGATATTCAAATTTTTGATTTTTAGCTTTTTCTAAATCACTTTTTAATCCTTTATGATTTTCTAATAATTGATTACGTCGATTTTCTTCATGTGTAATTTGTTGTTTGTTTTGCTTTAATCTTGTTTTAAGATTCGCAACCGTTCCATTTTCAACGTGTAGCTCATTTGTTAAAGCATGTATTTTGTTCTCATTACTGGCGCTATTATTAGCTTCTATGCGCTTCAATTCTGATTGTTTATCAGCTAATTGGTTACTCAAATTAATTTCTTCTGCACCGTTTTGAATATCTATACGCTCATTTTCAAGTTGCTCAATTTCTTGTTTTATGATTGTGTGTCTATCATTATCGAATTCCGGTACATCCTGCTTATTTTGTTGCGTTTGGTTAATACGTATCGGAATATCTTTGATATCTTTGTTAATCTGTTTTATCTTGTCTGTAAGAATCTTTTTCTTTGTTTCAATTTCGTGATCTCCAAGAATATTATTTAGTTCTTTAAAATCATCATTTGTTTTAATGACATCCTCATCATTGATTGGTTTAGCGATTTCAAACAACAAACTTCTTCGTTTCTTCCAATCTAGTAAGTTAAATGCTTGAGGGTTCGTAATTAACTTGAATACATCTTCATCAATCAGTTCATCAATACGAGCTTTATAATCCTTTACTTTTATTGATTCATCATTGATATATTGTTTCTTCGTTCGACTTCGTGAGTATTCCTTGCGATTCGTTTTTTGATTTATTGTGTATTTAGGATGTGACTCTTTTTTAAAAGTCGTAATTTTTCCGTCGATTTCAAATTCTGCGAAAACAGTCGGAATTAACTCATAATTTTCTTCGTTTTTTTCGTTTAAAGGTACAGGGTTAAATGATTTGGTTGAACCGTCTAAACCCTTATCGAAAAGCAGCCATTGTAATGCGGTTGCTGTTGTAGTCTTGCCAGTCGCATTATTGCCGTATATTTTTGTGTCTTTGCCGTTAAAGTTAAAGCTTTCTTCTTTGATTCCAGCAAAGTTTGATATAGTTAACTTATTTATTTTTATTTCCATCCTCATGCTCCTTTTTTAATCTTCCGATGACCTCTTAGCACCTCGATAATTAAATTTTTTATTCGTTCATGGCTATCTGGATTGATTTCATGTATCTGCACAAGCTTATTGTTTGTTTTGTAACTGTCGTGATAGTGCAAGAAATTAATCGATAAGTATCCGTGATGATTACGTTCAATTTCCAATAGTGCTCGTTGGTTTGACAAAGTATATTCGTCGAATAATGTCTTAAAAATATTCAATATATTTCTTTCTGTATCTCTCATGCTTACACCTACCATCTCATGACTAAGTTAATTAGTCTGTCCTGTTCGTCTGTGTTCTCTTCAATCCATTCATCTATTGCTTGGTTGAATAAGTCTGATGCCATATCTAAGTCATTCTCATCTACGACATAAGCATGTTTAATTGGTACATTGTTCATATCTTTAACTTGTATTGATATGCCCATATGACCTTTTAAAATGAATAGCTTAAAATCGAATCCGTTAACATGAATATTTTTGCGTATGATTTCGCCTATTTCGTAATACATCTTGACTTCCTCCTTTTTTCGTTTTATATTGAACACGAATTAATTTTGTTAATCGTTTGTCACTGTTACTTGTTGGCGCAAGTAGCAGTTTTTTTATTCTCCATAAAAGTATTCCTTATAAAATATGAATGTCGCTATACTTGCGAATCCCGCGATTGACCATGCTGTAGTGAAGTACAGCAATGGCATAAGCACAATTGCTAAGACTGTGAAGCATAGTACTGCTACTAGGTAGCTTTTATAAATGTTACTCATTTTCTTTTTTCTCCTCTTTGGTTGTTTCATCGTTTATCAAAGCTTGCATTTCCATTAATTTTTGAGGTATACCAGCTTTTAACTGGATTTCGTATAACATTTGTTGAATGTGTGGTGGCACTTCTACCATTCCTTTCGTGTATAATTTAGTTATCTCCTAGTGAAAGGAGGTGATAAGTATGGAATTTAATGATTTTCAAAATTTCTTTGGTGAACTTAGTAATCAAGCCGAAAAAGAATTCGGTGGTGACAGTGACTTTTTTAGAGATAGAATAAATAAGTTGAAAGAAGATGCTCCTGAAAACGTATCTTACGAAATTATTTATTCAATAGCTTTATACGAAAGCTTAAAAGCTCAACAAGATATGAAAATTTTGAATACAGTTAAATATCTTTTAAATCGTGACTAGCAATATCCAACAATGATTTGCTCTGAGCATTATTAATTTTTGGATAATCAAAATTTCTAAGTTTAAATCTTGTGTTTTTCTCAATCTTCCAAACCTTCCAAGTCGCAACTGCCATTGTGATGAGGAAGGTTGTTTTGTATAGTGTGTTCATTTGTTTATGCTCCTTTCGTGTATAATGTTGTTTAAGAGGTGCATTGCTCGGGTTATAGTACTTTAAATTCAACACCGTCTATTTGAACGAACAGATTATCTAAATCAGGGATTTGTTTTTTATATAAACCAAATCTTGATTTAATATCTTTTAATAAATAGAGATTCAAGTCTCCAATTGATAATAGTTGTCTATTACCTGCTTCGTCATAGTAGTAATAAATGACTTTTTTGTTTTGATCTTCCATTTGCTGCGCCCTCCTGTTAAGCAGTTACGTTAGCTTCATAACCGAATTCAGTCATGATTTCATGTATTTTCAATCT